ACGAATTTATAGTACTTGATGCAAGTGCAGACAGACGTAAAGCTGCCAATGAAATTGGGTTAAGTATCTTTAACAACGATGCTGGCTTTACCACAAACACAGGTGATATAACAAACGTTAGTGTAAGTGGAACAGGATTATCAGGTGGCGGTTCAAGTGGCAGTGTAACTATTACAAGTAACGCCACAAGTGCAAATACCGCTAGCACTATTGTTGCTCGTGATGCAAGTGGCGACTTTAGTGCAGGTACAATTACTACGTCAGGTGGTATAAATGCAACAGGAAATTTAGATTTACAAAATGGATCTATTATTCTTGGAGATTCAGATCCATATGAAGGTTTATACTTAGAAGACGAAAAACACGCAATTACTTGGAACGATGGTTTTGGTAATTTTAATATTCGTGTTGGTAATAATGGTCTTAGCAATGAAAATTGTACAGAAGATGGTTATATTTTTCATGATGAATGGAGCCAGAGTGGCGGTTATAGAAAGTTTAATATTTCGAGTGCTTCTCTTACAGTAGGAGATTCTCCTACTTGGCGTACACAAATACAGTATAGCCAAAATAATGTTAGTCTAAGATACCAAGGAAGTGAAAAACTAGAAACAACAAGCAGTGGTATTACAGTAACTGGCACCATGAGTGGTACTGCAACATCAGCACAGTATGCTGACTTGGCAGAAAAATACACCAGTGATCATGATTATGAACCAGGCACTGTTGTTGAACTTGGAGGAGAACAAGAAGTTACACAGACTCGCAGATCAAGAAGCACTGCAATTGCTGGCATAGTTTCAACCAATCCAGCACATCTAATGAATGATCAACTTAAATCTCAACATGTAGTAGATGTTGCACTGATTGGACGTGTGCCTTGCAAGGTTGTAGGACAGATACGCAAAGGTGATTTGTTAATAAGCAGTGACGAGCCTGGACATGCACAGGCATACAAAGACATGCACAATCCACCAACAGGCAGTGTGATTGGCAAAGCAATTCAAAACAAAGATGTTGAAGATCCAGGTGTAATCGAAGTTCTAGTAGGAAGACTATAATGTTAGAAAGATATCGCACTGACTATGATGGCGAATTTGTTATTGTAAGCAATACCATAAAAGATGGTAAAAAGCATCAAGAACGTGAATGGATTGAAAATCCTATACAAAATCAACATATAAGTGGCCGTGCTGCAGTAATAGGCAATGGAGCCAGTCGTTATGAAACAAAGTTCAACGGAAAGTTTAATTTAAAAAACAATATTGAGCGACATTCTGGTTGGCATCTTGGACGTAAACGTTTACAAAGCTACGGTTCTCAAGGTTGTTGGCAGGAAATGCAATGCGATTTCTATATCGAGTTTGATCAACAAAAACTTGCAGAAATAAAATTAGAAAAATATCAAGAAAAAGTTACAGTATACAGTAATGCAAGAAATTGTATTAACGATCCTGGTGAGTTTTATCTTGTGCCTTATGGTGTACGTGGTAAAAGTATCACAGTAGCAACATGGTTAGCATGCTTCGATGGACACAAAGAGATTTTCTTAATTGGTGCCGATGCGTATGATGCTAAAGGAAATGCAGATGAAAAAACAGTTAAAGAAATGAACTCAGTGTTTGAAAACTACAAAACCTCTAAATTTTATTATGTAAGCGATTCTGGAAACGCACACGATCTTTGGAGAGAAAATATCAATTTTTCTCAAATCAGTTATGCAGAGTTTGTTTCATATTGTGATATTTGAAACTGTTTGATTGTATCAATCTTTTCTAGAATTTCTTCAAAATTAATTGTAGTCCACAGTCCTGGATGCAAAGGCTTTGGCCATACACCACTTTTTATCCAACTGTATCCATGATGTTCAGAATTAAGTATGGGCGTAAATTCATTGTCAATCAAACAAAAAAATGTATGATAGCTAAAATGACTATCTGCACTGGTAAACTTTTCTATAGGTACTAGTTTTACAATCTCAGGCCAAATGCCAATTTCTTCTTTGCATTCTCTTTTTATGGCATCTGTTAAATTCTCACCAGCATCAACTTTACCACCTGGTAGTCCCCAGCATCCTGGATTTTTATTGTCGTTTCTAAGCAAATAAAGATATCGATCTGTCTTAATACTGTAAAACCATACACCAACTGCATTAATCAGAGTACAATACTCCATTCACCTTCAGGGTATAAGCCTTCGTAACTTTTCAGCCATTCGTTGTTTGCCCATCTATATTGGACACTGGTTGTAAGGTTGCTTACATATTGTACATTACTTTCGTTGCTGGCGTCAAATGCAATATTCCAACGTACACCATCATACTGAACAATATCATTTGTATTTGCAACTAATGTTGACCCATCAGTGCCACGCCATGCTTCGGCAAATCCTGGATCTTCTACGCTATCACTTCCGGTATCATTTATAAACAAATACCTTTGTCCATCAGATGCCGCAGGCAATCCATTTACGGTACCTGGACCTTTTGCTTGCGGATCAACGATAGCATTAACTGGCGACAAGGTGTTTGCAGGAATAGTATCAGTATCAACAGTAAACAATAGAAATCTATCGTCAGTAGGATCATATGATACTGTGCCAACAATAATACTGTCATCATAAGGATTATCTAATCTTACTTGGCTTATACCATTACGCAGAGAACCATACAAGTCTATGACTGCATGCCAAAGCAAATTACTAGGAGGAGCACTTGGTACCTGTACTCCACTGTTATTTGTAATAACTGCTTGTGGTTCAAGCACTTGTAGTTTATTTCCAATCAACAGTGTTTGATAATTGAATGGTGTAAACTTTTGTCTTGTACCCATAAGCAAATCACTATCATATATGGCTTCATTGAGATCACCAGTACCATCATATACACTTGCTATAATTTTTTCAACTACACCAAGTTTTTTGACTTTTGCTGGTGGAGATATGTATATTGGCATAACAAATCTCAGTGTTGCTATGTCGATTGGGTCGTCGGTGCCTTGTGGAATTGAACGACTACTCCAAGTTACCTGTTCCAAGTACATAACACTTAAACTGGTCCAGTCTATAAAGTTTTCTGTGCTTTGTATTTCTAAACTTGGATTGAACAATGTTAATAGTTGTTCAAGTAATTGTAATTTTTGATTGGTATTTGATGTCCATATATCAAGGTTGACTTCAAGATCAAAAGGCACAGGCATTAGTTTTTCTATAGTAAAAGCATTGCCTTGTGTGGTTTCATATTCTTGAGATTGTGTATCCCAGTATCTTTGTCTAACATTTTGTTTTTGTACAAAGGTAGGATCTTGTATTCTGTCACGTGCATAGTTTAGATTAGTAACATGAAATGTCATCAATGGTGTGCTTGGCAAACTGTTTGCACTGTTCTGTTGAATAATTGTTTGTGCTTGACGTGTAGCATCACCATAACGTACAGGCACTCTATACAATGCCTTTTGTGTGTTGTCTTCGGTTCTTCCGTACTCAACTTGGAAGTTTGAAAATACTCTTGTGAACTGCAACAAGAACCTGCGAATTTGTTCATCATAAAAAAATTGTTGCATTAATTGTCAGCCTGAGGTTTAAGTATCTTGCTTAATGGTTGACGTTCAGGAATATTACCACGATCTTCAGTGGCAGTTTCGTTGGTATTGTTTACAAAACTACTACGCTGTGTTTGTGATTGGACGTTGCCATAGTTTGCAACTGCTTTTTCTTTATCACCTGGTGTCAAATTCGTTCTCACATCGTCTTCGTACTTAATCCATCGTGTACCACTATAGCGAAAAAGTCTATTTGGATAGTAGTCTAGTCTAAGTGCAAAGTCTCCTTCTTGTGCATTTTGTGGAAAACTTGTTCCTGGAGTAACCGGTAAGCCATTTGGTGCAATACCATCTCCAGTTAAGTATCCAAGTGTATACCCATTTGCTCTAGGTGATTGTGGTTGTCCGTCAACATCGACATTTGTGGTATCAACTGTGATGCCTGTGTTATCTACAGTATAACTATTTGGATCTGCAGGAGTTCCATCTTCGTTCGTAGGTACAATGTAAAATTTTACACTATCATAACCACTATACGGCACTTCATATTCTGCTTGAGTCAGAATAGCATCATTGATCTCTCTATCTTTGACTACTGTTCCAAATGTTTCTTGTTCAGTAAGTGGTTCAAACTCTTGCCAGTGTTCAGTACTGGTAATTTCTACACCTGGATCTACGTCCTTGATTGCTTTGTAATAGGTATTGTTATGTAAAACAATACTTCCGCTGGGATAATAGTTTCCATTATCCCAGATGTTTTCGAC